TGTCAAATTCCTTTTTAAAGCTCACAAATTGATTATAAAAAGCCCTTAGCTCTTTGTAGTGTTTCAAGATAAAATAATAGTCTTTAAAACACTTCTTTATACTTACTTCTTTATTTGCATATTTAAAAGCATTATAAGGGCTTACAATAAGATTTAATATTGCTTGCAATACAATCCCAAGCCAATAAAATATAAAAGCATTAATCCATTTCACAATAAAACTAAAAGTAAAAAAACTCATTCTTTTAATGAATACTTTTAAAACCATTCTTCCAACATCAGCTTTAATAGTTAGCTCATCTTCAAATGCTTTACCATGTAAATTTGAATATTCACTAATAAGTGGTTCGTATTTATCTAATAGATAATTTGCTGCTTCATACTTATTCATTATATGTCCTTTTTAAATTATCTTTTTAAACTATCCTTTCTGTGATTCTTTTACTATTTCCAACAATGCGTCAAACTCTTCTGTTGTTAGAATTACGCCGTATACAGCTGTTGCACCCATAAACCTAATATAGACTATATTGTCTTGTCTATTTGCACTCATAAGACATTTACCGATATCTATGTATGTAGCACCATTCTCAGTAGTCCTGCAGTACTTATTAGATATTGTTCCAACTAATTTACAATGACATATACAATCAAATATAATCTTTATTTGATTTTCAGATACTTGCACATATTTCTCTAGTCTAGATTTTAGTGCGTCTATATCTCCGATAATTTCTCTTTCTAAAGTGAAACTATAGTAACGCTTATCTTCTTCATCTATCATAGATATGCTAACACCGTCACTAATTCTATTTAGTTTAAAGACTAAGTGCCCTGTTTGCACCCATTCTTCACCTTTACTATTCACCTGTACTTTATATGGTGGTATCTTAATGATATTAGGTTCCATATTATCCCTTTTCTCGTGATATATATTCTTTTAAAGAATTTTTATGATTTTTTAGAATATAAGGTATCAATACTTCTCTACAAGTAGTTAAAAACCTTTAGCTTCTGTATTTTGTTCGACATACTCTAGTATTTCTTTATTAAGCTCTATTTTCATTTTAAGACCCCCTAAAATAATGGATAGCCTTAGCTCTTTTTATTTTAAATTTTTTGATTTTGTTCATTTTCTGTCCTTTTGTATTTATCTATCTTTTCTATGATGGCTTCAGTTTTCACGCTTCCCAAATGGTAACTTAGAGAAATATACAATTCCATTCTTTTTGGATTATGTGAATCCTGTTCCTCTCCACTGAAATCTTCACGCCCTATAATGCGGAATTTATGATTTACCACATAAACGCCATTATCTCCGACTTTGATATTTTCGTAACTATCCAAAGTTAAAAGCTCTCCGTCAAAAGCCTTTTTAGAAACCTCCAAAACTGCATTAAAAGGCTCAAAATAAAAGCCATCTTTATTTAATTCGTATTCTTCCTTTGCTATTTGTAACAAAGGTTCGATTGAATCACGCCCACCATTCCAATGCTGATAAATGGCTTTTGTTCTTGTATGATTCACAATTACACAACGATTTCCCATTTTTATTCCTTTACATTTCTATTTAAATTAATTTTGTGATTATTATTTCTAATTTATCTTTAGTGCCTAAAATCTTTTGCACTTGCAGTGTGGTTATTTGCGTATCATTATGATAACAAACGCCCTCTAGGCCATCTAAGATAGGTTTTAAAATATTGTCAATATCTCTTCTTCTATTGCCTTTATAGCTCCAAATAATTTGCATTTTTATTTGTTCGTTTGAGAGTTTTGCTCCAGCCTCTTTAGCTTTAAGAGCTAAAAGTCTTTTAAACTCTATTCCTTTTTTGCTGATATACCTATGGTATCCATTGCCTAGCCAATAGTGATTAATACTAGGTGGATTGACATTTTCTATTGTTATTTTCACTAAGTCCCCTTAAGTAGAATATTTTTGAAAATTCTCTTTGGATATACTCTTCATTGCCACCTTGTGAAATGCAGTAATATAAACCTTTGTGATTATTGAAAACTTGTTTTAAGATTAATAATTCCTCTTTTGTAAAAAGTGGTTCATTGTTTATTTTGTTTTTGAGTTTTGCAAAATAAACCTTACCTGCAATAAAATCATCTACCATTTTATTGTCTTTGATGAATCTTATTACTGCTTCGACTTTGTTAAGGAGGGATAAGCTTTCTTTATCCCATTTTGAAATCTCATAACCCTTAAGCTTTTTACATTCATTGGCAACTAGATTTAATGTTAAAAACCTGTTTTCACTCACACAAGCTTTGTATATTTTGTAGATTTGCTTTTCATCAAAAGGCTCTAAATATTCTTGTAACGCTTGGCAGTCAAGCTTATTAAAAGAATAAAACTTTTTTGCAAACTCATCTATAAGCTCCTGCCTTGTCATTTTAGAATATCTCCTCTGCCTCTACTTCTTGTGTTTCTGATTCCTCTTTTAAAAAAGATTGGATTAGCAAATCTAATCCCCCCTCATCGTCTAAAAGAGTTTGAAGCTTTGCCTCATCACTTGATTTGATTTGATTAGTTAAACAAAAATTTCTGATTTCCTCTTTGCTTAAGCCCTTTGATTTTAGTTTTTCTGAAAACTCTAAGGCTAGATTCCTTTTTGGTGTTTCAATTTGTGGGGCTTGTGGTGCTGTGTAAGTCTCTGCCTTTTCCTCTAGTGGAATCTCATCTGCTGTGTAAGGCATTCCGCCTAGCTCACAAGAAAAGCACATTCTAAATCCTTGTGCTATTGCTACTTTTTTAATCATAGTTCTAGGTTTGCTCTTCCACATAGAATTGTTTTGATTGTATTCACTAAAATAAACTTCGTGCCTAAATGGCTCTCTCCAATCTTTGCGGTAAATTTCCACAACCCCTTTTAACTCTGCTCCCTCTCCCTCACTCCAAGCTTTCCAACCTGCTAATTGTCCGCTTTGCTCGGCTCGTTTAATATAAACCTCATAGCCAACAATAACATTGAAGTTATTTCCATAAGGTATGGCATAAATCTCCCTTGTAAAAGGATTGAGTTTAAAGCTTCTGCAAATTTCTAAAAATTGTTCTTGATGTTTGGGTTGAATGTTGCAACCTAAGCTTGTAAGGTATTTTTTTGCAGTTTCTAGCACTTCATTTTTTTCGATTGTCATTATTTCATTATTCATTTTTTATCCTTTATTTTAAAATGGTATTTCATCATCGCCAATATCAATAACTGCAGTATTTTTATTGGTATTTTTATTGTTATTTTGAATAACTTGTGTTTCTCCGCTTTGTTCATAGATTATTTTTGTTTCTTGCGGAGCTTGTTTTGTTTGTTGCTCTTGATTATTTTTATCAACAAAATTGATTTTTTCAATTAAAATGGAATGCTCTTGTCTGTTGTTTCCATTGTTGTCTTTCCAAGTATTTAATACAAGTTCTCCTTGAATTAGAATCCTGCTTCCTTTTTTGAAGTATTGATTAATCACTTCGGCGGTTTTACCAAAACAAGAGGCTTTAACATAAAGCACTCTTTCATCATATTCCCCATCTGCTCTTTTAAATCTTTTGTTGTGGGCTAGGCTTAGATTTGCTAATGCACTACCGCTAGGTAGATACCTTAACTCCACATCTTTTGTTAGTGTCCCTAGTAGTGTTACATTATTCATTACATTGCCTTTAATTCAAAATAAGTAGTATCGCTTTTTAGATAATCATTTGGGATTGTTAAATTCATATCATTACAATATTTTTTATAATCTATCCCACCTTTGCGTGTTTTTTCGATTATGCTTAAATGCTGTGTTTGAATAGGCTTGTTGCCTACATATTCTAAGATTTGCTTTTTTAACTCATCTTTTTTGTGTGTGTAAGCTTCTAGCATTCTATTAATGTCTTTCCATTCTGTTGCTAAACCCTCTAATATAAAATCTTGTTGTGATTCTATGCTTCTTTGGTATTCCTCCATAAAGCTTTCTAGGCTTGGGAGGTTTGCTTCTATGAAGTTTGTTTTGTGGATATTTTCTTTTTTTATTTCTATCCCTTTGCTTCCTTTGATTCCTTGAATGAATAATCCTTGCTCTACCTCTAGCACTTCCATTTCTAATTGCATTTGTGCAAAATAATAAATCGGTATATCCTCATAAAATTTTCTTGGTGCTTTGATTTCTAAGGCTAATCTCTCATCAAGCAAAACATCATTAATTACTCCATCAGGAGTTGCACCTAAAAAATTATATTTTGGGTGAATTAAGAATCCTGTTTGCTCCACTTTCATAGAGTTTTTTTCTAATTCATTAATGATGATTGGTTCAAAAGTAATACCCCTTTGAATATCAAAATTGTTTTTTTCTTTTTTGATTCCAAAATGCTCTAGCACCATTTCTTTTAAAACTTGATTTCTGCTTTGATAGGGATTTAGTCCTAAAACTGCTCCGATTCTGCTTCCTGTAATTCTATCTGTGCGTCTAACATCTAACATTTTATTTCCTTTCTTGTATGTATCCTAGTTTTTTAATGATTAGAAATGTTTTGTGTATTTTTCCATTTTTGTTTAGTCTTTGTCCCTTGTTATCCCTTAATGCTCTTTGCAAGTTATGCAAATCACTTTCTGTGAGATTGTTTTCTTTTAGAAAGTTTCTAATAAAGCCATAGTCCTTTAATATTTTTTCTTTGTTGATACTTAACATTTAACCCCCAAAAAAGTGTCTATTGGTCTTGCATTTAAACCTTGTCTGCTCCATATAAGCCCCTCAAAAACGCTGTAATACCTGCTCGAATAAGTCGCTTTTAAGCCTCTATAAAAAACTATTTTTTCCATTTTTAAGCCTTTAGAGTTTTTGAAATTTCTTGTATTTCTTGATTGTTTTTTTCATCATACCTTGCTTTTATTTTTTCCCAATTTTTGAGAATAAAATCTCTACCTCTTTGAGTCCAATTAGAAGTGGTTTTGAAATCTTTGCCTGTTTTAATACTCAAGATTCCATAATGTGAATATTTGGCATAAGGTAGCCACACATCGCCTTGCTTGAAAATAATCCCAACTTTATGTAAGATTTCATTGAGTAGATTTGCGGAGGATAAGCCTAGTTCCTTTGCTAAATAGGTGCTAGGATAAGTCTCATCACTAAGAAAAAGTCTTTTGTGTTGAGCTTCGAGTGTGCTTTTCTTTTCCTCGCTATCTGCTAAAGCTCTAAGGGCTTCACTATAAGTTTTAGGTAGTTTATATTCCACCCCTTTAGGATTTTTAGCTATTAAAGCTTTGGTGTAGTCCCTTTCTGCTTTTATAAAATGTTTTCTTACTAGCTTTCCCCTCTCTGTTTTTTCTAACATAGAGATTTCTTTTGCTAAATCTGTGGTAATAATGTAGTCTTTTTTGGCTTTCGTCATTTTTGGCGATAAGGTCGTCAAATTTGACGATACTTCTAAAACAATGTAATCCTCGTCCTTTATCGCCATTGAATCTTTTAATCGTCTTTTTATCCAATGGCTAAATTCTGTTTTAACCTCTAAGGCTTCGTGTAAGTTTCTAGCATTAACGCTGTTGATTTCCTCTCCACCTATATTTTGTTTGTTAATGATGATTCTACACATAGCTTCCATACCTCCTTATAATTTCTTGCACAAAATCTTTTAATTTCATTTCTTGATATTGCTCATCTAAAAGCCAATCTAAAACATCATCTTTGTTGTCTAATAAGGAGTATAGAATCTCCTCATCATTTAATTGAGTTTCCATTTAATCCCCTTTAGGACAAAATTTAAGCTAATTAGCTTAAGTGGGAGTAATGAAAATGAAAAAAGTCTCATCAAAAATAAGGATTTAAAAAAAAGAACGCATTACTCCCGCTTAAACTAATGTAAATTAACCGCTCATTAGAACGCCTGTTTTGCACTCTCTTGGAATCCATTTTATTTTTTGTCGTTTGCTAATAAACTTAAACTAATACCACGCTTAGCCACGCTATTAGAAACCAAAGTTAGCAATAACATCACTTAATACAACGCTTAAATCTAGTTATCGTAACTATTATTAAAATTTAAATACCAAAAGAAAAACTAGGTTAATTTGGTAATCCTTAGTTCTCTCGGAATCAATAAGTTAAAGAACAAAAAAGTTAAAAACTTTTAATCTGCTTCTTAAATAGATTTGATTAAAATCTTAAAAGGAATTGATTAAAAAGTTAAAAACTTTTGATAGGGGAATTATATTTGCTTTGTCCTTAAAATATCCTTATTATGTCCTTAAAATATTATTAAATAGGAGGAATTTATTATGAATGAAGTTAGAGAATATATAAATAAGGTAAAAGACGAAATGAGTTTTTCAAAGGATATAGAGCTTTGCAATGCAATAGGTGCAAAGAAGCAAAACTTTGATAAATGGATACAACGCAACAGCATTCCACCTGTGTGGGATATTAAAATTAAGTCCTTAGTTAAGACAAATGTCCTAAATACAGAATCCACTCCGCAGGATTCTGAAATGGTTAATATTCCTTTTTATAAGGATTTTGCAGTTTCTGCTGGGTTTGGGGTTGAAAACTTTGCAGGGGAAATGGAGTTAATACCCTTTAAAAAAAGGGAATTGTCGTTAATGTTTGGGATTACTTCCTTTAATAAAATAGGGATTATTCAAGTAATTGGGGATTCGATGTCGCCTACACTTAAAGAGGGTCAAATGCTAGTTTTTGTTGATGATAGCACAAGCATTGAGGGGGCGATTTATATCGTGCAATATCAAGATGAAGTCTTTGTAAAAAGGCTAAAAAAGCGTCCTTTGGAGCTAGTGAGCGATAATAAGGAGTATTCTAACATTACAATTAAGGAGCTAGAGGAAATTAGAATCATAGGGCGGGTGGTTGGTGTTTATGAATTAAATTATAGGAGGATATAATGAAAAAGATAGTTTTTGTATTTTTGCTGTTGTGTGGCGTTGGTTATGCTGAGTTTTACAAGGTGTTTATCACTAGGGAAGCACAGGATTTATATAAGACTACTGAGGGTATTTATATAAAAACTAGGTATTGCCTTGAATATGCTTATGGCGATGAAGCTATTTTAAAGTATGAGGGGTATGGATATAGCGATAAGTTGATATTTGAAAATGGTAGCACTTGCGATGTAGAGAGAATCTTAAGATAGGGAGTTATAATGAAAATTACTGAAGCGATTGTAAGTATATTGTTAGCGTTGTATGGGTTATCAGTGATGATAATGGCAACATATTTTAATTTTTTGTATGCAAATGAAAATGGTTTTTTGGCTTGGCTTTTCTTTGGCGAGATTATTGCTACACTAAAAGCTATTGTGTGGCCTTATTTTATCTTTATAGCGGGGTGATTTTATGAAAATTAGCTTTATTAATAGGGTATTAGCGGTAATAAATATTGTTTATATTGGGATTATATTTGTTTTTTATGTAAATGAGACTGGGAATAGGGGATTTTACAATGACGACGATGAGTTTGTTTTTTGGTATTGGGTTATTCTTTTGATTATTGAATTTGCTGTGTTTTGGCTTTATGGTGGGTTTTTGAAAGAGAAAAAAGGAGTGGAGCTTACAAATAAGGATAAGATTCTAATTGCTTTAATGCCACTTGTAACTATTATTTCTACGCCACTTATATATATGGCATTTGATGTTAAAAATCTATTGGTTTTATTTATAGGTTTAGCTTTTAATCTTGCGATTCCGATTTTGCTTTATGGGGATTATAGGAGAAAGTTTATATTAAAAATACAAGAGGTGGAGAAAGAAAAGATAGAGCCTGTGGAGAGAGAAAAGATAGAGCCTGTGGAGCAAGAAAAGATAGAGCTTAGAGAATATCCTGTAAGTGCTAATCCATTTTGGCAATCGGTTTCTAAGCTTATATTGGTAATATCTTGTATAGGGCTTGTATTTGTTTTTATAGCAGCATTTATGGAGCCTTTGCTTTTTATTAATATCCCATTTATTGCTTTGTATCTTTATTGTGGGTTTAAATTCCTTTATAAGACTAAAAGAATCTATTTGTATTTTTTGTTTGGCATTATTAATAGGCTTATTGAGAATATACCACAACAAGCTTTTGAGCAAAACATAAATCTAGCTACAATTACTATTTTATGGACAATAATAACAATGGCAATACCTGTGGTTGAGTTTTACAAATACAAAAAGGGTAAATATTACTAATTGTAAATGATTTTAATGGATAAGGAGTGTAAAAAATGAAACTAATCATACTTCCACAAAAAACACAATACGATGAAAAAATCTTTTTGTTTGATGAGAATATGGCAGTTTGCGAAAATGGGAAGATTCTTTATTATGACAATTTAGGACATTTGCACGGCACAAATTATGAGTGTATTTTAGATTCTATTACAGAAAATACTCCTGCAGAAGAAATAAAAAAGAAAATCATCAATTTAGAAAATATCTTGATTGATTTCTTTATAGTTAATCTCATAGAAAATACAATAAACAATGAAAGATTTGATTTAATAGATGAGGATACTATTAGCTACAAAGGTTTTTTAATTAATTTAGAAACACTCGAAATTAGAGGAAGTGCAATAGAATTGAAAAGCAAAGATGAAATAGAAGCTTATTTTGAAGCAAATAAAATGCTATATAGCCCAGAGGGCGAAGTCCAAAAATCTATTAAAGCTATTATCCAAGCAGTTTATAGACAAAATATCGATAACTTTGTAGATTACGAATTTCTTAGAAATTTTTTGGAAGAAAGATTGTAGAGTAAAATCTACTTCAATCTCCTATCGTCAAAAATGACGACCTAGAATCAAGCTATAATTAATGGGCTTTTTTGTGCTTTTTGCTTTTGTCTATCTTATAAGCCTTGTATGCTTGATAACCTGCAATAATTAAACAAATGGTTAAAAAACCGCTTACAATATATTCGCCTATCATTTATCTATCCTTTTTTGTGCGTAAATGCAGAAAGCCATTAATGAGATACTACCAATTACAATGTAGATATTGTTTGGAGTAACACTCCCACTAAGCAACGCATAATTACCATTAACAAAAAGACCAAGACCTATATTTTTTAATAACTCTAACATCTTAATCCTTTAAACTCTAAAATTATAACAAAAATTTTTTAAAAATTTTTTTGAACAGAATTGAAACATTATGAAATGATTAGAATTAATTAGAATTATATATTTATTTTTAGCTTATTATTTTGCCCTTGACAAATTTAAAAAAAATGTTAAAATCGCTTTCGCAATTTTCTCAATTGCTACGCTTAAATTTCTCACAAATCGAAATTTAATCTCACATTTAGAAAATCTTTGCTCAATTTATTTTATCTATCGATAAAATTTCATTCTCGCAAAGAAAGCTCCCATTTATAAATAGCATTTTATTAAGAATCTTTTTAAAGGCTTTTAGAGTTAAGAGCTTTTTTAAATAATGATTTTTGTCCTTTCTTTAAAAATAGATTTTTTAAAAATTAGGGGTAATGCTTACTAACGCATTGATGTTGGTGTGGTAAGAGGACAAAAACGATATTTTAAAATGGATTAAATTTAGCTTGGGCGAAGCCTTTAAAAAGTTTCTTTAATAAATATGGAACTTGAAAAAGGGGTGGATTCTGCTCTTTTTGAAAAAGCTTAAAAAATCCCTATTTTATGGGTTTTTAATGCTTCTATTAACTGCAAATTATGGTATAATTTAAGAAAAATTTAAGGGGTATAAATGGCACTTAGTGAGAGTGTGTATTTTGAAGCTAGAACAAAATATGAAACAGGGCAAAGTCTCAATTCCATTGCTAGAGATTTAAGAATCTCTAAATCTAATTTAGCAAGAATTGCAAAAAGGGAGGGTTGGGAGCAAGGAAAATATAAAGATTATGTGGAAGCAAAGATAACCATTAAAGAGCAAGAGAAAAAAATCAAGCAGGATTTGCAAAAAGAAAATGGAAACTATTATGATAAGTTTAGATTGCTAGATTCCATTGCATTAAATGAGGCAGAAAAGAGAGAACTTGTGAATAATGTTTCTATTCTCACACTTAAGAGGGCTGAATCTCTGCTTAAGAAAGGGACAATTAGAAAGCACATTAAAGTTAGCAATGGGGTTGCTGTGGGGGAGAGTTTAGAGAAAGTAGAGGAAGAGCTAACGCCTAGAGATTTGAGAGATATTGCGGATTTGGCAGATAAAGCCTCAATGACTTTAAAAGTTAATCCAAGATTTGCACCACAAATGCAACAAGTAATCGGTGCAAATGAAGTTAAGGTTATTGCTCCATTTGGGGACAAAATAGAAAAATAAGGGACAAAAAGGGACAAAAGCTATAATTTAAGATTGTTTTAAGTTATAGGAAGCGATTTGAGAGGTTTTTTTGAAGTGGGCAAGGGTAAAGGTATGCTAAAAATTGCAACTATTAAAGGGTTTATATTTTGTAAGCTTGATAAATAGGGGGTTTAGAGGCTATCGTCAAAAATGACGACTTAAAAAAGAATCAAAAGGTGGGTAAATGGTAATTGACTTAAGAGGTATTGAGAAAGTTACAAATGAGAAATATATCCCTTATTATAATGGAACAAAAAGATATGAGGTTTTTTATGGTGGTGCTGGAAGTGGTAAAAGTAGATTTGTGGGGCAAAAAATAATTTATAAAATTCTACTTGAAAAAGGGCATAAAATCCTAGTGATTAGAAAAGTAGCAAACACTTTGCGTAATTCCTGCTTTTCTTTAATCAATTCCTACATTAATTCTTGGGGATTATCGGATTTTTTCAAGATTAATAAATCCGATATGAGCATAGTTTGCACAATAAACAATAATGAGATTTTGTTTAAAGGTATCGATGACCCTGAAAAAATTAAATCTATTGATGGAATTACTTGTATTTGGATTGAAGAAGCGAGCGAGTTAAGTTTTGATGATTTCACACAATTAGATTTAAGGCTTAGAGGAATCACAGAAAATCCTAAGCAAATAATGATTAGTTTTAATCCCATTAGTGCAGAACATTGGTTAAAAAAGAGATTTTTTGATAAAGAATGCGAAGATACAAGCATTTTGAAAACAACCTATCTTGATAATAGATTCTTAGATGATGTGTATAAAAAAACTTTGGAGGATTTAAAAGAGAATAATCCCAGCTATTATAAGATTTATTGTTTGGGCGAATGGGGAAATTTAGAGGGGCTTGTATATGAAAAATATAAGATTGTAGATAAATTCCCTGATGATTTACAAATGGTAATCTATGGAGTGGATTTTGGGTTTAACGACCCAACTGCTATTATAAAAGTGGGATTTTATTATAATGAAGTATTTATTGATGAAGTGTTTTATAAAAGTGGATATACAAGCGGAGATGTGATTGACTATTTAAAGAGAGAGCATTTTGAATTATCTAAGCTAGTAGGATTCTTTGAGACTGCCGAGCCTGATAAAATAGAGGAATTTAAAAGGGCAGGATTTAGGGTAAGAGAAGCAAAGAAAAGCATTATTGATGGAATCAATGAAGTTAAAAAATACCGCTTAAATATCACAAAAAATAGTGTGAATGTGATTAGAGAAATACAGAATTATACTTGGGATAAGGATAAAAATGGAAAAATTCAAGATAAACCTATTGATTCTTATAATCACGCAATGGACGCAATGCGTTATGCCATTTATACAAGTGCTAAACCACAAAATCCACAAAGCTCACTCTACAATTACCAAAAAATCGAGGGTGCTTGGTAATATTTTTAGAGTTTTGTTAAAAACTTTTTAAAAGCTTTCTATAATAAAGTGATAATAAATTTAATAGCTTTTGATTATATTTTGATGTTTCGTATTTTAGGTGTATAATGCCCTTAAAAAATGAGGTTTTATTTGAACACAAATCTTGCTTTTTTGATAGAAATGTTTAATGGCGATGTATTTAAAACGCTAGTTGCTTGTGAAAAATTTGGGGGATTAAATATTTCAATCCCAAAAAAAACGCATAGGAAAATTTTGCTTAAAGAGCTAATAAAAAAAGGGGAGAGTTTGGAGGAGATTGCTAAAAAGACAAAGATTGATAAAGATACTTTGCAAGAGTATCTAAGGGAGGAATAATGCTAGATACTTCAAGTTTGCAAACTTTAATCCAAACTGCAAGAAATAGGCACGAAAAATATTTACCTAGTTTTAATGAACTTACTCGAAGCTATTTGGGTAAATATCGCAATGAGGTGATGGAGTTTTTACGCAAAAGGAATAAATCTCATATTTTTATCCCTGTATTGCCTAGCAAGACACGCAGGATATTAGCTAGTTTTCAAGAATCTTATTTTAGCAATGAGGATATTGTCAAGATAGAGCAAGTTTTAGAGGTTGCACAATTAGCACCGATTGTGGATAAGATTCAAGAAGCATTTAATCATTATACGCAAAAAGAAATGAAGCTTTTTAATCTACTCTCTAGCAATATGTTAGAAGCAATTATTTATGGAACTCCGATAATGCGTGTGTATTGGGCTGGAGATAAGCCAAAACTAGAAAACATTAATATTTATGATGTTTTCTTAGACCCTGATGCGACAAGCAATGAGGACTTAAATTATTTGGTGCATAATATTTACCTCTCTAAAGCACAGATTCTAAACTACATTGAGCTTGGAATCTTTACGCCTGAAAATGAAATACAAAGAGAAACCGACATAAGCAGACTTTATAAGCGTGAGAAACTGCAAGAAGTGTATTATAAAATCAATAATCAATGGTATTTAGCAACACTTTTAGAGAATAACAAACTAAGAGATATACCTTTGAATGATGGAATGCCTTTTGTAATTGGAAATTTAATCCCACAAATTAGAGAATACAATGAAGAGGTGGTTAGACTTTATGGAGATTCTCCCATTGCTATTATTTTGGGATTGCAACAAGAGATTAATACAAGGAGAAATCAACAAATAGACGCTATTGATTTATCTTTGAATCCTAGAGTATTAATGGATTTAGCAGGAGGAATTGACCCATTGGCTTTTAAAAAAGGTGCAGGAGAGATTATTGCGTGTAATGACCCAAATAGTGTTAAGTTTTTCACTCCTCCTAGTATCAATGAGGGAACTTTTGATGTGCAAAGATTGGATTTAGAAGCACAAGAAGCATTAGGGGTAACTGCGTATAATAGTGGAACGAACTCACAAATGCTAAATAATACTGCAACAGGGATTAGTGTTTTATCCGCTGAAGCAAATACGAGGATACAAAGCCTTATTAGAAGCTATAACGAGACTTTTATTGAAGTAATGTTTGCTAGACTTGCTAGTTTAATCTATAAATATGATACTAAATTTTTGGGAGATTTGGTGGTTAAGCCTCCTTTGGAGCTTATTGCTACAATTAATACAGGGCTTGGTGCTACAAATAAACAAGTGCAATTACAATCTTATGAGAAAGCTTTTGCGATGTTTGCACAAATACAGAATTATCAAGGAATGGTAAGAATTGTTCAAGATATGCTACCACTTCTTGGAATCAAAAACAAAGAGGATTATTTTGTAGGAGGAAATAATAATGGAGCTAACACTATCGGAGCTAACTACTTGCAAGAACAGCAAGGCATACCAATTTATAATCAAGGAGGCTTTTAAAAAATATAATTCTTATCAAATAAAAGCAATGAATGAGGAGAATCCCCAAAGAGCTAAAATAATGCTTGATAGAGCTTTTGGGATAGCAGAGTGTTTAAGCATTTTAGAGAATGCTTTGGATAATTTAAGTAAAAAAGAAAATGAAAATGTAGAATATAATTAAAAAGGAATCGTATGGAAAATTTAGAAACTTTAAATCAAGCTATCAATGCTCCACAAACACAAGGAGAGGAGCAAAATATTCAAGGACAAGGTAGTTTAGAACAAAATATTCAAGAGCCACAAGCACAATTAAATCCTCAAATAGAATCAATTCCAAATGATGTTCAACAACAAGGTTTAAATGAAGTGCAAATGGAGCAAATATTAAATATCATTCAACAATCACAGATTCAAAATATTCAACAAAATGCTAAAGTGCAAGAGCCACAACAAAAAGGAGAATATGGAGAACTTGCTGAGGCTTTGGGGATTAGTGAATACAAAAAACAAGTTGATGAATTAAAGCAAGAGTTAGAGAAGTTAAACTCGGAGCGAAATATTATCAATGTTAAAAACTCTATTGCAGAAATGGAGGGTAGATTAGAGGGGTTTAAAGGGGAAGAGATTTTTAACTATCTCAATGAACTCAATAAGACTAATCCTGCAATGGCACAAGGGCTAGATAATCCACAAGGTTGGGAGATGATTTATAATCAGCTTAGAATGCAACAACTCACACAAACACAACAAATGCAAAATCAAAGCATAGTCAATCAACCACAAGCTACACAAGTGCAAAATAATCCTGATTTGATTTTGGCTAGCACGCAAAATCAAAATTTCGTCCCAAATGATTTGATGAACAAAATAAAAAGTGGCAATGCGACATACTCTGAAATGGGTAAAATATTTGGATAATAGGGGGTGTTAGATGTGGGAAAATATAGCAAACTTTTTAGGAAGTGAAGCCTTTAAAAACTCTGTTGGGCTTTTGGGTGCTGGGGCTCGTATCTATGGAGCACATAATCAACAAAAAATGGCTAAAAAAGAACTCGACTTCCAAAAAGATATGTATAATCAATGGAATAGCACAAGAATGCAGAATCAAAACAATATGAATAATGCTTATGATGATGTTTTTAATCAAAATAAAAAGAAAAATCAAGGTGGAATGCTTGGAAGTGGATTGTATGGGGGAATGCAATAAAGATAAAGGAGGCACACAATGGCAATGGGTGGTTGGTATAATGGATATAGAGTAAGTCCTGAACTCATAAGACAAGCTGGAGGTGGTGCGTGGAGTGAGGCTGGGAAGCAACTCACAAACCTAAGTGAGACTTGGAAGCAAGATAAACTAAGACAAAAACAAATGGGTTTATTGGATTTACAAGCAGAGGCACAAAAATGGGAAAATTCACAAAATCAAAAGTGGGGAGACAAAGAAAGGGAAGCTAAATATAATAGCGTAATCTTTAATAATCAAGACCAACAAATCAAAAATGCTTATACACCTAGACTTTTGGAATCTAATCTCTATGGGTCGAATCTAGATAATCAAAGAAAGCAACAAGAAAATAGAATTTTAAAAAATTATGGAATGCTACAAGCACAAGCAGATTTAGAGAAAGCACAAGCAGAGGCAAGGAATGCTAGTAGTGGAGTGAATAATGGTTTAGCGGATTTTATGTTTAAAGAGCAATACAAGAATCAAAATCGACAAAATGAGAATGAATATAAGCGGTATTTGGATTTGATTGCAAACAATAGTGATAATTGGGCAGATATTCAAAAATACAAAGACCCTAATATAAGACTTCAAGCAATGCAGGATTTCTTTAATCCTATTAATGCTGGAGAAATTGGGGAGTATAAGAGTGGCCGGAATCCAATTGGTGCAAATGACCCTGAATCTTATACGCCTTTGGGGAATTATGAATTAAGTCCTGAAGTAATGCGTAGGCTTGGAGTGGATTTGAGAGCGTTGCAACAACAAGCACAGCAAGCACAACAAGCACAGCAACAAGCAACACAGATTAAGCAAGAGCAATTAGAAAAAGCCTTGCAAAGAATTTATAAGGATTAAAAAATGTTATTACTTGGTGGAACAAATTATATCGTAGATGTCGGGGGGGGGGGCATTAGAGAG